ATTTTTAGTTTTTAAGCGGCAACAACCGGAACAGGAAATGGTTTGCGAGTGACTACGGTTCCATTGGAATTTGTGTGGCCAAATCCAAAAATATCCTTTCTGGCCTCTGGGATGTCACCATCTATGAAGACAGGCACCAAACCAGTGAGAAACTCAATACCAGACGCAAAGATTGGGAGTGCATCGGAATAAGCGTTGTTGCAAGACGCTTCCCAAAGCGGCCCCTCAAGAAACATGCACGAACCTTTGCAAATTTGCAGCACTGGACATTTCGGACATTCAGATCGATGTGACCAGTGCGTTGCTGTTTTGAGCGCCACCTGATCCAGTTGGCTAGTGTGGCCAATGCGGTGAGACTCTCCGTTCGGAGCCAAAGCAGCAGCACTCACGTTCTGACACGTGAGCACATTGCCCTTGAGGTCAACAGCAATTGAATCAGGCCGGTCCATTCCGCACTTTTGCCCAAGACTAGACGCAGGACGCATGAAACGTAGCGAGTTAACAAATGACATCACCCTATCCCGTACGCTCGCGATGCGACTCGCCTTGCCATGCCGGATATCGTGAAACGCTTGACGCCTAAAGGAATGAAACTCATCTTCCCGTAGCGACTGATTGATTCCACCTGCATCGTAAGCATCAACAAAACCTCCCTCACCAATCAGTACGTTCGGATCACCCGTGAGGTTCACAAAGAACGATTGAATTTCTGCGCGAGACTGGTTATCTCGATTAAGCATGGCATTGAAGCTGAAACGCTCCTTAGGAGCTAGCCTTTCATACAGGTCCAAGATGGCAGTCCTGACCTGCTGATCTTCCAGCGGATCTGGCCCCCGCACATGCTGGCCAGGCCCATCATGGGAGATGCTGACGGTGAACCCCAAGTCTTCAAGCCATTGGTTGGTTTCAGGATTCAACAACGAACCATTTGTTATCACTGAGAACCTGGCAGCCGGAAACTTCTGACGCAAGGCATCTGCAAGGGGTCTGAGAGTCTTTATGTAAACAAGTGGCTCCCCACCCCAGAACTCGATGGCATCTGGGGGGGGTAGGACCCAACTGTCTAAAGATGCCAGAAACCAATTTATGTCGTCCGGGTTGGTTTCTATGTTTCGGGCAACGAAACGCTGCGAACAGTATTCGCATGAGTAGTTGCAGGACAAACCAAGAGAGATCTTAAGTACGCGCGGGGATGTTTTTCCAAGCGGAGCTTCACGGGATGTCACTAGAGCATCTTGCGTAGAAACTAGAAGCGTGGGATCTACTGTTCGAACCATTGATCGCCCCTGAAGGTCGGTCAAGCTGGAGTCCGAGTTATCGTACATAAGAGGTACGACCGCTTCTGTTCGTGGATCCACTGTCGTGATTATGAATTTAGCCATTGAGTCTTTCCACCTTTATGTTGAGAAGCACCTGCATGAAGGGAACTTCGCCCGTATAGGGCTTCTGAAAATGAACAGCACGAGCATCAAATGCCACAAGCAATCCCCTGTGAGGTCTGATCCAATACTTCGCGTGGTTTTCCCACGGCATAAGGCACTTGCCAAAACCTGAAGAACGCCAGTCGGGATTGCAAATGGCAAAGGCGTTAGGACCGTATTGGTTAACTTGCTCCAGCAGATCTTCTGACGGATCAAGTTCAGGACCGTTGGGGAAATACACCGCCTGCAGATGACATTCGTCTTCGTCGGAGTGCGGCATGATTTCCACGCCAGCAACTCGCACAACTTCTCGCCCTTGCAAATGGGTGATCCGTCCTTGTGGGCCTACAAAGTCACGCTGGAGGATGGGTATGGCCATACTGGCCAGTTGGGTAGCACTGGGGACAGCCCCGTCAAAGACGTCGTGAGGGTGCCGATCCCAGATTTCCCCAGCCTCAGTCTTCATCGCGCCATGGACCTTAAGCAGGTCCTGGTAAAGACATTGGTCGAAGCTAGAAGGGGTGTTGAGCGCCCATAAACCCACGGCTGTGGGAAAAAGGTTCAGTCTCATTGGACATTCACCAGCAGATCATCGGTCCCCGAGAAGTACTTAAACCCAACCTTGATCTTGGCCACATCCCCTGTTGCCATGCCATCCGGTCTGAAAACCGTACAGCCTGAGCCACCAGTGGTTCTGACCCGTCGTGCAACGAGATACCCAGCGGTGGACTCCAGATACACCTCGGCGTCTCGATCCTCAATCGGATCGCCGTCTGGGATTTCGAGTTGGAAATCAATGCTCACCTCTCCACTGGCTGAGACATTGATAGATGGGCCACCTACGAAGCGGACAACGGGAAGCGTTTCCTCACGAACTAATGCCAAGGTGACGGCAGGAATGACTTCAATGTTCGAACTGACCTTAATCAACTCTGGATCAAAAACATTAAATCCAATAGACCAGTCCGCAATAGGAGATGTCTTAAACGGAACCAACACATGACCAATTGGATGCGTCTGGAGAACTGATGCGTGATACGCCTGTGCATCCATCTTTGATGCTAAGGTGGCCGCGTAGAGATTAGGGGTTTGCTGAAAAAAACCTGCTGAAGTTCCGCTTCTATCCATGAACCCAACAGGCGCATAAAGCATAAAACTGGCGTGATCTGAAAACTCTGGATGTTCCCGAAGGGAATCTAAATTTAGAGTGCGCTCATAGATCGGTTGTCCAAAGACGCCAAAGTTTCCACGCCACTCAGTGATCAAGCTTTGGTCAAAAAACCTACCGCCGTTTGAGTGACTCATTGCTGGATCACCGACGAATTCACGCTGCATGACGGCGTGAACAGAAAAACTTAGATTGCGCTCATCAAGTGCAACATCCAATGCAAATGGCGAGTTCTTGTTACCTGTATAAAGTCTCATCTAAATTCCTTAGCAGCAGTTGCAATCGCAATTGCAGTTGTAGCGTGTGGTTTGCGAGCCAAAACTGATAGTTGAGCCGCCATCAACAAGCCGCAACATGTAAATTCCTGAGGTGGGCGCTAAGTCGCCACAGTTGTAGAAATCGGCAGTATTTGCAGTGCAGTTGGATGCGCCTTGCCAGCCTGAACCTGGATTACTGCTTCTGAAGCAATTGCCAACTGCGTTGAAAAAGTAGTCGTGCAGCCATCCGTAATTGGCGGTCCACAAGGATCCACCGTTGTTCATGTACATGTCCCAATTACCGTCGGACTTTAAAAATCCCATGAGGTTGCTGTTCACATGCAGTGAGCGAGTCACGTTGTCCGTGTCCTGCATCGTGAGTGTTGGGGCTGTGTTTTGAATCGTCAGATTCCCCGTCATCGTGTCACCCGTCTTGGCAACACGACTAGACAAGTCAATTACTACCGTGGCATTACCGCTTGCATTTGGACCGGCTCCATTTACCGATCTCACAAACGCGGTGGAGTCATAACCATCCAACTTGTCGGCGTCAGCGGCCTTGGCAGCAATACCAAGGTACGTTGCATTGTGGTTGTGAGTACTTGAGGCAAACGCACTAGCGTGCTGACCATCAAGCAGATCAGCATCCAAAGCAGTTCCCGCCCCATCAACAGTAAGTAGCTTCGCTAGAACATCGGCAGCGGTGTAAGAAGAGGCATTGAGCTTGGTCGCGAACTGGGAGTCGATCCCACTGGACAAGTCCATGATGAAACGCCAGTTATCGGGGTTGACTCCGATCAACTGGTATAGCTTCAATTGATCTGTGCGGTAGCAGAGCATTCCAACTTGCTGGTTTGTAGTCGGGAAAGTGGTTCCGCTATTGCAAGAAATTCCGGTCTTGTCGTTGTTCAAAATCTCAATGAGCGAATCTGAAAGCGAGCGCGACGACGGAATGTCGGTAAAGTTTTGCATCTAGTACCCCTGTGCAATCCAAGTGAAAGAACCGGCAACTCGAGTGCCGGACGTGTTTTCCAGAACAGCTGTAAAGCCGCCTGTTGTGATGGAGCCAACTAGCCGCGCTATTGCCACGACCGTTCCTCCCTTGTGGGTCATAGTCACTTCGGGGGGAACTCGAAATGAGCGCGTGAAGGTAATCGCGACACCGACAGCTGCGTCGGTAATTTGAGCTGTTCCACGATCAAAGATGTCGGGTACGTCCACCGTTACTCTCAGGGCATCAATGAACCCTCGGTCTGAGTTTCTTGAGTTCAAGATCGCACGAAATAAAGCGCGCCGGTAGGTGTAGTCACCCTGAATGAAATCTCGAAAGTCGGTGTAACCCGGTGGATGTCCAGACTGAACGATGGCTGAAAAGTCATCTTCAGTGATCTCACCGCTGGCAACAATCATGTCGCTGATAACGCCATTGGCATGCCTGCGGTACTGCTCGGCAAGAAGTAACGCCTCTCGAACGGTCAGCCTCAAAGCTTTTCGCAGTGCATCAGATACGCCGAAACCATCAGTGAGGTTGCGCCGGTATGCCACTGTCCTGCCCAGGGCCTCGCCAATGGCCACGGCTTCGGCAACTCGCTTGATCGCTTGGCGGGTCACCTTGTCGGACGTGCCAAAGGATTCGGTCAGTGGCTTTCTTACCTGCTTAGCGCCTAAATCGCTAACGCCGAGGCCTTCGCTAACTCGCAGGACAAAGGCAATGAGGTCTGTGTAGGTTTCAGCAAACGCAATCGCCTCTGCAACCTGCTTTGTGATCGCCCGGTCAAGACCGTCGTTGAGTCCAAAAGCCTCAGATCTGTTTTTAGCAATTAACTTTCGAATGGATTCAGAGACGGGCAGAAATTCAGCCAGACGCTTAATGCTGTTTTGGCGGAGTGAATCGGACCATGCAAGGCTTTCATTGTTGGTTTTTGTGAGTGCGTTCGCCAGGTAGTCAGCAGACTGAAATGACTCCGCAATTTGCTTTTTATTGTTCTTTGCAACGCCTTCTGCAAAGGCCATCGATTCAACACAACGCAACACAAAAGCGATGAGGTCTGAGTAGGTTTCAGAGAACCCAACCGACTCAGACTCACGCAAGGTAAATATGTTTTTTCGCCCTTCTGAAATTGGAAGGCTCTCACTAGAACGCTTTGTCCAGCTTCGCGATCCAGCCTCGATGAAGGCAAGCGTTGCGGCTACAGCAATGCTGTAAACCGCAGGATAGGCTGCAGTCCAGCTTTTGCCTGCACTGGCACTTGACCATGTGAATCCAGCCGAAGCCCAGGTGTATCGAGACCCCTGGGTTTCAGTAACCGTCACCGTTTCGGGCATGACGATCAGCTCATCGTGAAGGTGAAAACGGCGGTCAGGCTGTCATCAGCACCTTTATTGACCACAGGGAACACCACTCGGTCAAACATGATGCCAGCTGACGCTGCGTTGAATACCCCTGCCTCTGTGATTGCACCGGTCCCATCACCAGCCAGGAAATCAGCTGTGAAAGTAAATGTTTTGGTGCCAGCAGTATGGGCGTAGGTCGCAGCGTTGCGATCGAGTTCTGTCACCAGCGCCGACTGTGTTGCTGCGGCTGCGGTAGTCCCTGTGCCAAGGGCAATGAATCCCATCACGTTGGGACGACTGACAGACTTTCCAATGGCATCGGCAATAAAGTCGAAGCCCACGTTGACGATGATGTTGTCCTTGTGAACAGTTTCAACCTCGCCGTTAGAACGGTGCACGATGAGAGTCATCGCGCCATAAAGCTGCATAGATTCTTGGATCATAAAAGTCCTCATTTAAAAAAAATGACGCCGCCTCTTGCGAGAGCAGCGCCACGGTTGGGTGAAATTTGGTTGAGCTAGATCTAGTACAAACGCAGGCTTGTAAAGGTGCCGACCGGCGCTATTGCAGCGCTCGCCGAATCGATATCACCACCCATTCGTCCTGCAAAGAGTCGGCGCTCGCTGGCCGTTTGACAAACACCAAGACAAATCCGGTCCGTAATGGATACAGAGAACGCCACACTCACTCGCCTTGCGAGATGGTCCTCCAAGAAAAAGGAGGCATTTGAAGCGTCATATCCCACGAGCAGTTGCCCCGATGAGCCTGTCGCGGCCCAGATGACACAAGTTGTAATCTCAGAAGGCGCAAACCAGAATGACGTGTGAAAGACGTCTGGAATGCTCACACTCCAAGCGACTCGGGTCGTGTCCTTGACCATCAGCCCGTCCCCATAACGACCTGCGGCGTAACTCACGCTTGCTGCTTGGCTTAGCAACGGGTTACCAAGACCGTTAGTGGAACCATTAAGCCTCCAGCCGTAAATTTCTCCGGCTTGCAGCGCATCTTCACGCGCAATTTGAAACCGCGCATCCACGTTGGCAATTGCACCGTCATATGCCCATTGGCGTTTGGCAGCATCACTTGCCCAAGGAAAGTTCGCCTCCAGCCATGTTGTACGGTCATCAACCGATGCACCCAAACTGTTGAGCAACGTGTTCTGAGCACGGATGGGTGAGACCAAGTCCAACTCAAATAGATACTCAGCCGTCTGAGCACCAGTGCTCATGCGCAGCACATTGCGGCCATTGACCGAGACGACCGATGCGAAGTGCTTGGTACCAGGAAACCCTAGAGCCTGCTCATCGCGTGCGAGAATTAGATTTGCGTTTTGGGGTTGGGCCACCACCGTCGAGACAAAGGTCGGCGTGTCGCTGTAAATCCCAGGTGACGCAATTGCTTTGATCCAAAACTTACGTTCGCCATCAAAACCGGATGGCAGCGTGTAGCTGGTGGATTTGACCTCGGCAACAAATAGCGAAGCGTCCCAAGCCGCCCCTTCGCGTAACTCATAGCCCACCACCTCTGGCTCAGGGTTAGGTTGCCAGCGAAATTCCAAACGATTGGCCGATTGCACAACATCGAACTGCCGAACCGTACTCGGAGCAAGTAAATTCAGAACAAAGGTTGTTACGTGCGCGCTGTAATTTCCAGAGGTATCAATCGCACGAATGTGATACGGGTACTGACCTGCTGCACTTTGATCATGCAACATCTGAGTACCTGACGTCTTGGCCACAAGTTGAGCGTCATCCCAACCTGGCCCCACACGCACCTCGTATCCTGAGAGGTCAGCATCTTGCAGTTCATCCCAAGCAATCATCAAGTCTGAAACTCTGCGCTGGACCGTAAATCCAGTGACGTCCGATGGCGGCAACGTCTTACCCAGCACTACCCCGCTGAGCGTTGCGGGAATGCTCTCCTTACGGGTGATGCCAATGGCTCTCAGACTGAACTCGTACTGCCCCTCTTGGGCGTCACGAATTTCAGCGTAGTTTGCGCTGGTCAGTGGCAGGCTTACGAAGTTTCCGCCTGCGACCCGATAAGACAGGCGGTAGGCAATGGCAGTTTGAACCTCGGTCCATGAGACCTGAACCAAGACTTGAGCCTGGTCTTTCACCCTATAAAGACTCTCTTGCATTGCCAACCCCGTAGGCGGTGGAGGAATGTCCGAAAGAACAGTAATCGAGCGTGGCTGAAGTGCCAGACCTTCTTCAATCGCTGCGTATTTGCTTGGGTTGTGCGCCAGTGCCGTTACTTCATGGACACCCGGATCACGCTCAGCGACAGACACCACCCTAAAAAGCTGCGGCTCAATGATTGAGGATGCCAACATCCAAATTGCATCAACTTGGGGGACCGAACTGAACGGTATCGTCACTGTCAAAGTGCGACCGGATACAGGCCCCACCAGTCGCTCCTCGACAGTTCCATTCGGCAAAACGACCGAGAGTCGCCAAGGTAAATCAGCTGGCAACTCTTGGTCGAGCGTGACAGTGCTAGCCGTTGCAGCGGCGGTCCGACCACCCAAGCGCATACCGCCGCGAACAGGATCAGCGACCTTGATGACGTCGCCTGGACGCACCACTGCACCTTCAAGGCCCGTTCGGAAAGTGACAATTTCTGAATCAGATTGCTCGGAGAACAAAAGCCACTTGCCCACCCGGTGGGCTTGACCTCGAGCAGTGCAACCGAGTGCAACTACATCGCTTTGCACAATCCCATAGCGGGCGATACCTGCGGCATCTTCGACATATTCAACCTTCTGACGGTAGAAATCATCTGGATCATTCCAGGTCACGAGCGCCACGGTGTGACGAGCTTTAGCTGAAGACCCTTGGTAGGCAAACTCTCCGTCCACCACGTTGCCGGGGGCGAACTGGTAAACCGCATCACTGGGTGCGTCCTGCGTGACAGTGATTGCTCCACCCGACCAATACACCATGCCTCGAAAAATCGAGGCCATGTCCTGCACGACCTTGTAAGCCTGCTCGCGCGTCTGAAGATACAAGTTACAGGTAAAGCGTGGCTCAAAGCCCCCAAGCCCGTTAGGAACCAACTGGTCGCAATACTGCGCCACTCGGTAAAGCGCCCATTTGTCGACCTGTGACTCAGGGATGTATCCACCCAAGCCGTACCGGGTACTGGTGACCAGGTCATAAAAACACCACGCAGGGTTGTCTGTCCATGCGATTTTGAAGTTTCCGTTCCACACGCCACTGTAGGTTCGTGTACCAGGGTCATAGTTCACCGGCACACGGACACGCAGCAGTTTCATGTCGTAGCTGCGCCGAGGGATAGCCGAAAATTGCGAAGCATCTACCCTCAACGCAACCAAGGCGCTGTTGGGATAGCGCAGCTTGCTCTCAACAACTTCGGTGTAGGAGTCAAGGTAGGTCTTGTTCTGGATGGCGCTGGAGGTTGAATCCGCCGTGACACGCCGAACACGAATTTCCCACGGGCCGTTACCGGTTAGCGGCACGTAGTAACTGCGCTGGTACTTGGTCGTGGTCTTACCTGAGATCGTGTCGTTTATTACTTCGACAAACCCGCCGCCGCTGACCTGCCGATCGATGGAAAACGATACAGCGCTTCCGTTCAGATCTCCATTGGTCGTGTCTTGGTTGGTCAGTTGCCCAACGCTCACCTTAATCCTGACTGCGTCTACATCAGGATCAGTGATTGAGCGAACCACAGGCTGGCTCGCCTTGATCTCAACGCCAACGGGTACCTCGTTTTCGACAGAAGAGAACCCAGGTACGTAGCTTTGCTGCTGTGTGCCATCTCTGGTCTCAAGCGTTACGCCAGAAAAATTGGTTGTACCGTCGGCGTTCTGTATGGGCGTGTCGTCCAGATATACCGATTGGAGCCCATCGACCAAGCCCTCAATCTCTCCCTCGGAAATGAGATCAACAACCCGTGCATAGGCTTTGGAGCGTAAGCTGTCAGGCGCTTCTTGGGCTACGCGTGCGCTAGCACCTCCGCCCCCTTTGCCTCCACCTCCTGCGCCGATGATTAGTTCAGTCATGCAGGAATCTCGTCGACATCAATACCTGCACTGATCACAGCCGAGCCCACAATCAATCGACCATAACCCACAGGCACGGGGTGACCCTGTGCCGTCGTGTTGACTGCACCGTTGAAGCTGTAGCTTGGCTTGTTTTCTGGACGCTCAGATGGTTCAGTTGCTTTGGGTGTGGGTGCAATCATCTGCGCAACACCGCCAAGAATCATGGCTGTGCCCACCGAATAGAGCGTGGCCTGAGACAGAAATGCACCCGATGCAGCCCAGCCAAGTGGGTTCCACCATGCGACGGCAAGCAATGCTGCGCCAAGCAAGATTTGCCCCAAACCATCTCCGCCAGCGCCAGACAATACCGGCGCAATCGTGATGCGCTGGGAGCCGGTGGGCTCGTGCAATCGCTCCAAATTAAGTGAATCTCGGCCAGCAAGCACCCGGTAGCCAACCCCGCGTTCACCGGAGGCAACCAACTCCCGCTCAAAGGTAGGAAAGTTGGCACTAAGCGCGCGAATCGCTTCTGCGGCTGATGAAATGGCAAGG